GTCCGCGAGCTGTTCGGCGCGGACGTGCCGCTGTTTGTGCGCGGCCACTCGGCTTGGGCCGAGGGCGTGGGCGAGCGCCTTGCGCCGATCGGCTTGCCGCCGGTCTTCACCGGATGCGACACGAACTTGTAGGCTGTGGCAGGCAGCGTCTGCCCCTCTCGCTGCTTGGCGTGCTCGGTCACAATGTACCGGTCCAGCTGCCCGTCGCGTTGCATTTGGAAGAGCTTGCGCCGGTTTTCCTTGGCCTTTGTTCCTGACCTGCAGCTGGGTGGCAGGAAGGGGAACAGCGTGAAGCCCTCATCGAGCGCTGAGAAGATTGCGCCAGAGCCACGCCACGCGTTGCTGTCACCACTCAGCGCGTCAGGCGCTTCGCTGCGATCCTTGGGCGTGTGGTGGATGAACATCACGGCTGCGCCTGTGTGCTGCGCGATGTACTGAAAGCACGAGATGATCTGGTCGACGCTGGCTGCGCTATTCTCTTCCTCTCCACCAAGAGTGTTGAAGGGGTCGAAAATCACCAGCTCGATGTCGTCTCGCTTCACCTTGTCCACGATCTGGTCCAGCAGCTCCATGTTGGGCACCAGCATGCCATCTGCCTGCGTCAGGAAACGGATGCGGCCGGCGTCCTTGCCCCTGACCCACGACTTGCGTCCTCCGACCAGACCATTGGCGTGCATCGCCGCCTTGATCCGTCTCTGCAAATCCTCGCCCTTTTCCTCGTTGGCAAAATACAAGGTCGAGATCGGTTTGTTGGCTGCCGGCAGGCCCATGAGGTCGGTGCGACCTGTCAGCATGCACGCGATCAGCAGTGCGATGTATCTGGTCTTGCCGACGCCGCTGGGCCCTGCAATCGAAATCAGGTCACCTGCTGGGATCATGTCGTCGACGATCCAGTCGATGTCCGGCAGCTCAGCCTTCAGTAGCTGGTTGCCGTCGATCGTGACATACTCACCGTCGCTCAGATCCACCTGCGGTAGCTCCGGCGTCTTGGGGCGCAGGTAATGCATCACGCTGCCGCCCGTCATAGGCCGCTTGCCTGACGCCAACACCTCCTCAGGTGCCACCGCGTGATCCCACATCTTGATGGCTTCGACCTCGAGCGTGTCGTCGTCATCGCTGCCTGTCCACCTGCGGCACCAGCCGATCCACGCGTCGCGTGCCGCTTCCTCGTGAGGCGTACCATGCGCCTCGAAGTGCAGGCCATTGCCGACAGCCAACCACGCCTCGCGATCCTCGAGCGTGTTGTCTGCCTGCTTCACCACCTCGATCAGGCGCTCGACGTCTGTGCCCCTGCTCGCTGACAGCAGCGCCGCAGCCATGGGGTCGACCGTCACCGGCACCTTGGTAGGGAACCAGTCAGGCAGATCACTGGTCGGCTCGTCGTTGCCCCATTCATAAGCACCGTTCTCGAACCGCGACGGAGGTAGCACGACCACGCCCCGGTGCTTGATGTCGACCGCCGAGTACCCACCGAATTTTCCGGGGAACCGCCGGCCGCCATCCTCGAAATAGTGGTGCTCTCCGCCACTGGCCGATCGCACCATCATCGTCGGCTCTACCACCCGATCCCAGTTGCACTCCTTCTTGTACAAATCGAGATCAAGAACCACGAGGCCATTGGTCTCAGGGCACATCCCGATATTGTCGTTGGGGTGATCTGACCACCACGCGTCGACCTCTTCGATGGTCATCTGCATCCGCAGGTAGCCCTTGACCGCCGGGATTTTGGTGCCTGCGCGACACGGGAAAATGTAGAAGCCGTCGTTCGCCAGCTCGATCGCAGCTTGCTTTAAGTCAGACATGGAAATCCTCCATCTAGTGTTGACGGGAGGCTCCGAGACGAGATATGGTGGCAGTGCTCATTACTGCCGGGGGCTCGTCCCACAGAACCTCCCTGAACTGGCCCCGCCGCGAAATCGGTGGGGCCTTTTTTATTGGACCTCCAGCATAGCGACGGCTCCGCGTTGCGGTCAATGAGCAAAATTTTTTCGCCACCCCCTTGCAAGATGCTGATCAGCATCCTAAGTTTGTGTGACCACACCACAGGAGACACACCATGAACTTTGACGCCATCCCCATCGATGCCCGCCGCGTATACGGCGACCAGCGTTACGCCGCGTGCAGCTGCACCGACCGCGAACTGATCGAGCGCCAGACCGAGGTCTTCGGCCTGTTCGACGACAAGGGCCGCGAGATCGGCCACACCTATCTGATCACCCGCGAGATCTGGGTGCCCGACGCCAGCGGCAACACCCTGATCCGCGCCGAAGATCTCTCCGATCGCCTCGACGAGACCTACCTCGTCGAGCCTCACGGCATGCGCGACGGCAAGTGCTTCGGCGCCCTTCCGGTCGCCAGCTACAAGCGGTTCCGCACCCTCGACGAGGCCACTGCCTACGGGCAGAAAGTCATCGACCGCGCATACAAGCGCGCAATCAAGAAGGTCTCGGCGTAAGCCGGGGGCACACCACCGGAGACACACCATGAAGTTCACTATGTACAAGAACAGCCCAGGCGAGGCCGTCATGATCAGCTACGACGATGCGTTTGAAATGGTCCGCGAGCTGGGCCACACCTTTTGCGTTTCAATGGCTGAGCTAGGTCACGACATCGAGGAGCAGACCGACCTTATGAAAGGGCTGGCCGCGTACCACATCCTCGACCTTAAAGGCGAGAACCCGAAGCTCGACACCGCGCACGACATCGTCATGCGCGAAGCCACCGACGCCATGTTCGAACAGCTGCAAGACCAATACGGATCTTGATATTCACCACCATCTTAGGAGCAGTATTATGTCAACCCTGACCCACCACCTCGCCATCACCGTCGCTGTTAAGCGCATGGACCGCGCCTTCGAGGAAGAGCAGCGCCTGCGCGCAGCCTACCAAGTGCCCAGCGACAATGACGCTATCGAAACCGCAGCCATCGCCCGCCGGTCCGCATACCGTGACCTGAAAGAAGCGGTTGATGCGCTTATTAATGGAGGTTTGTGATGACTGATAATTGGTGGTCCACGCCAGCGGGAGTTCAATCCACCCTGCGTGAAGAGATAAAAAATAGAGACGACAGTATAGAGAGACTTGAGGCCGATCTGGCAAAGGCGGTGGAGCGGCTGGAAAAATTATCTCGTTGGCTAGACTTGGACGACGAAGAACTTGCCAACCTGCCGGTTGAAACACTTGCCGAGGATCACAGGCACATCCAACAGCAGGTAAACGCCGCCATTGCAGAACTGAAAGGACAAGGCCGATGACCACCTTCTGGACCATCATGCTCATCACCTTCACCGTCCCAGACCACGGCACCATGCAAACCATCCTGCTGTACCCCAGCCAGAAGGCTTGCGGAGACGCCCTGACAGAGGTGTATCCGACGATTGAGCGGCATTATCCCGATAGCGCCGCGATGTGCCGCCCGACGCGGCTGCTGAGCGCTTCTGTGCGGCCAAGAGCGAGAGGTGAGTGATGACCAAATACAAGAAGGGGATGACCCTCAAGTCCAAGACATCAAACACCGTGATCACACTGGTGAACCGGGCGTCGGGAAACCGTCACTGGAACACCAAAAAGCACGGGTCAAAGAACAGCCACAAGATTCACGAAGGCACGTTGGATAAATTTTATGAGGATACGACAGATGAAAATGACGATTGAAGATCGGATTGAGCAGATCAAGCCACTGGCCAAGCAGGGCCTGCCGCCGCGGGAGATCGCCGATCGCATCGGACTGTCGTGGACCCACGTTTACCGCATCATGCGTATCGGCAGATCCAAGGGTATTTTGCCCGACACCCGAACGCACAACATCGCCCGAAGCATCCGGATCGGCACGCTGGGTAAAGAGATCGAGGATAAGTCACCGGGCTTTACCAGATGGCTGGCAGACGCCATCCCCGAAGGCTCCACCTTGGCGGAGTTTGCTGTCGCATGTATGGTCGACCTGTACTTTGAAGACATGGACAACGACGTACATTAGGGGGAGAACGCAGATGATCTGCAACCAACGAGCACTGCTACACGCGGCACCGATCGCTGACATGCAAACAGAAAAGATCCGCGAGAACGGCGTCAGCTACGGCCTGACCGAGGCAGGCTACGACGTCCGTATAAAGCAGCAGGTGAACCTCAACTCAGGTGAGCGGTTTGTTCTGGCCAGCACCGTCGAGCGTTTCCAGATGCCGTCCACGCTGGTTGGCGTCGTACATGACAAAAGCACATGGGCACGTCGCGGGCTGTCGGTATTCAACACCGTGATCGAGCCCGGGTGGAATGGGTGGCTGACGCTTGAGCTGACCCACCATGGGCACGGCACGCTCTACATCCCGGCGGGTGCAGGCATCGCTCAGGTGCTCTTCCATTACCTTGAATGGCCAGCAGATTATGGCGACGGCAAATACCAGAACCAAGAAAATGCACCGGTAGGCCCGATGACCACTTGACGGGCCTGCCATAAGCATCCTAAGATGCACCCCTGTACCCCCTTTGGGTGCCGTAGCGACGTAGAGAGACACACCACATGGAACTTCTTCCCCACCAGATTACTGACGCTAAGTTTTTGGCGTCCCGCCAGATCGCAGGATGCTTCAACGGCATGGGCACTGGCAAAACACGCACCGCGCTCGAGGCATTGATCGAGGCTGACGTGCTGCGTGCAGTCATTATCGGCCCACCGATCTCGCTCCGTATGTGGGCGAACGAGGCAGCCGACCACATGAAGTGCAAGCCCCAAATTCTTGCCACCGGCAAGACCAAGATCGACCCCGAGGCCGACACCCTGATCTGCTCGTACGAGATCGCCACCAAGCGTCAGTACGAGCTGATGGCGTGGGCACGAGAGCAGCTGGACGGCCTGCGTGCCGCGCTGATCTGCGATGAGAGCCACGCCCTCAAGAGCACCAAGGCAAAGCGCACCAATGCGATCCTTGGCAAGGGCGGTATGGTCGAGGCATTCGATCACAGCTGGTTTCTGACCGGGTCGCCGATGACCCGCTGGGCTGACGACCTGATCCCCTTCCTATTCCGGGCAGCGCCTCAGCAAATCAAGCAGCGGATCGGGCGGTTGAATATCGATCGGTTTAACCTGCGTTATTGCATCGTGCAGGAGCGCAAGTTCTCCGGCGCCCGGTTCCCGGTCAAGATGACCGTCGGCTCGCGCAACCTCGATGAGCTGGGCGAAATCCTTGCACAGTGCGCCACGCGCCGCACGCTGGACGACGTGTGGCAGGACATGCCTGACCTGACCCACACCCGGCTGGCGGTCGAGCCCAAAGGCATCGCCGCGATCAACCGCGAAGTCAACAAGATGACGATGGCTGAGCTTGAGCAGGCCATCGCTGACAATGATGAGAACCTCGCCACGATGCGCCGCGAGATGGGCGTATCGATGGTGCCCGAGGCCGCCGACTTTATCTGGCAGCGTGCCGACGCAGAGCAAGGCGCGATCCTTGTGGGCGCATGGCACCGCGAGGTCATTGACGCACTGGTGGCTGAGCTTAGCAAGAAGAAGCTGCGTGTCGCATGCCTCGATGGCCGGACCTCTGCAGCACACAAGTCAGAGCTGCAGCGCCAGTTCAACGCAGGCGAGCTCGCTGTACTGGTCGGTCAGATCGCAGCCATGGGCGTCAGCCTCAACTTACAGAAAGGCGGCAACGCCATTGTCGTTGTCGAGGAGGATTGGTCACCATCAGTGATGGATCAGTTCTACGCCCGACTGCATCGCATGGGGCAGGGCAAACCCGTGCACGTCGACACGCTATTCGTCGACAACAAACTCGCCAAGGCGGTGCACGCCATTTCGATGGCCAAGCGCCGTGCCCACAACACCACCGCAACAGCCCATCAGGAGGCAGCACAATGAGCGATAATTTTTTACAGCTGAAAGTAGAAGATCTCGAGGCGCAGAACGGCAAGCTCCGCGCCGAACTCGACAACCTGCTGGACAGCAAGTCAGCGCCCAGCATCAGCGACGTGATCGGACCAGAGGCATTCGAGCGGATGGTTGAGATGTACCCATCATTTCGCAGCAGCGGTACCGCGACCCGCTCAACTGATGCTGCGTCCGAGGTGCTGTGGTCAGCGATCCGGTACTTGGGCCGCGTCGAGAAGCTGGTGGACACCCAGCAGGAGCAGGTCGTCAAAATCACCAATGAGTACGACAACGTCTGCGCTCAGGTCGAGCGCGCCACCAAAGCGCTGGCAGAGTACGCCATGCGCGCCGTCGAGGAGGACGAGGTATGATCAAGGACATCATTCTGCAGGGCGCGCAGGCGCTGGATGACGACGAGGGTTTCGGCATCGATCGCTCGAAGTACCTGAACGCATCGAGCGCAGACAGCTGCATCCGCAAGCAGTGGTTTGAGCGCAACCTGCCGCCGGTCGATCAGGACTGGGGTTTCGCACGCCGGGGCAAGCAGGGCGAACTGTATCTGGTCGACTGCCTGTTGGCGTCCGGTGCTGAGCTCATGTACTGCGGCGACGATCAGGTCTCGATCATTAGCGAAGAGCACCGCATCAGCGCCACGCCTGACGGCTACATGTCGACGGATCAGGGCTGGCTTGGAATGGAGTTCAAGACTATCGACCCTCGCACGAACCGCAATTACCTGCCGCGCAAGGATCACATCACGCAGCTGCAGATTGGCATGGAGATCGCGCACCTGCAGGATGACGACTTCCCTGCGCCGGTGTCGGGTAAGCTGATCTATATGGATGCGTCGAACTACAACGACATCCTCGAGTTCGACGTCAAGCGTGACCGGGACATCCTCGATCGGCTGGCACCTCGCGCCAAGAAGATGCTGAACGCCAAGTCTGTCGACCGCCTTGACCGTGAAGGCAAGCGCGATGGGCAGTGCAAGAAATATGGCGGATGCCCCTTCGCTGAGCAGTGCGGCGTCGAGATCGAGGGCGAGGCCAAGGTCAGCCGCGGCAACCGCGGGTCAGGCCTTGACGCTGCAGTGCAGGCTTACGTCCTCGCCAAAGGCGACGAGCAGGCTGCCAAGGCGCGCAAAGATGACGCCGCAGAGAGCATCAAAGCGGAGCTCAAGGATCGCAACGCATCGCACCTGATCGTGGGCAACCACAAGGTCGAACTAACACCAGTCGCAGGGCGTCGCTCTTACGACTGGAAGCAGATGGAGAAGGCCGGGATTGACCTCAGCCCCTTCATGAAGACGGGCAAACCAAGCGAACGGCTGACCGTCGAGTGAGGCCCAGACAGCCTCTGTTGAAACGTGCAACGTAGAAAAGGAGCACACACTATGTCTACATCTCTCGCAACATACGCCAAAGGCGGCAACCTCCCCAGCCTCGACAAGGACGCAATGGCCAAGGCCTTGACCTCTGCCGGTGCAGACGAAAGCACTGGCTCGGGCGGTGAGGGAGTCGAGTACGTCTCGTTCTCAGGCAAGACCGGTGCCATTAGTTATGGCCGTGACCGTGAAGAACTGGACAGCGGAGAGCTGTTCCTGATGGAGCCTCGCTCTGCCTTCCGCGGATGGATCTGCTGGAAAGAAAACAAGCCGGTGGCCCGCCACCAGTGGTCGATCTACCAGCCGGAGCTGGCCGTGCCCGAGAAAGATCTCGACGACAAGGGCCCGTACAGCCGCCAGCAGGATGGCTGGCAGTCGATGCTGGGTTTTGGCTTCATGTCGACCGAGGGCGAGGTCGTACAGTTCTCGTTCAGCACCAACAGCACCAGCGGCAAGAACGCTGTGGCTGATCTATTCGACGAGATCGCGCAGCGCACGATTAAAGGCGAGCCAAACTTCCCGCTGTTCTTCTTCACTCGCGAGAAATTCCAAGCTCAGGGCGAGTGGAACTTCAAGCCGAAGTTCGATATTGAGGAATGGATCACCGAGGAAGAGGCCGCCGAGATGCTCGGCGGTCAGGGCGAGACCGAGGCCGAGGCCGAGCAGGCCGAGCCAGAGCCTGAGGCCGAAGAAAAGCCGAAGAGGTCGCGTCGCGCACGCCGCGCTTGACAACGGGGCGGGCCTTCGGGCCCGCCTCTCCACATCACGGGAGACGAGCATGGAATACCAGATGATCACGACCGAGGACGAGCTGAACGATCTGCTCGACCAGATCGGCACCGGGCACGCCGCGCTTGACTTTGAGACCACAGGCCTGCGCCCTGCGGAGAGCGAGGTCAGGCTGGGTCAGATCTGCAACGACGACGTCTGGGCCGTCATCGACTTCTGGGCGCTGCCGGGGCGCGCCTTTGCGCCCTACGCAGAATGGTTCGAGGACGGCATCTGGATCGCCTTCAACGCCGGGTTCGAGTACCAGTGGTTCGACGCTGCTGGTGCGCCTGACGTCAAGGTCATCGAGGTGGCGCACGCACGCCGCGCTCGCATGGGAGGCGATCAGATGTCACTGGCCCTGATGCTGAAGGCTGACCTCGGCTACGAGATGTCGAAGGAGCAGCAGGTGTCGAATTGGGCCGCGCCCGAGCTGACTGCGGAGCAGCTGCAGTACGCCGCTGACGACGCCTTGCAGACATGGGAACTGTGGCAGCACTGGCAGGACAAGCTCGATGAGCACCCGTCTGCGCGGCAGGCGCAGGCCCTGCTCGATGACCTGATCGTGCCGGTCCATGAGATGCGCGAGACCGGGCTGCTGCTGGATCAGGCACGTCATCGGGATCTGGTCGCGCTGTGGGAAAGCAAGAAGGTGGTGTACGAGGCAGCGATCCGCGAGCTGGTGAGCGAGGCCGAGGTTGCCAACCTGCAGTCGCGCAAGCAGTGGTCGGATTACTTCGGGCAGATCCTGCCTGACGAATACCTCGCTCACTGGCCACGCACTGAAAAGGCAGGCCAGCTCGAGATCAAGACAGCCACGCTCAAGGAGATGGCGGCACTGGCTGGCGGCGAGGGTCCGCTGGCAGATGTGTTGTTCAACATCGCCGACTTGACGACGATCAATCAGTATCTGTCGAACTTCGGCAACAAGCTGATCACGATGGCACAGAACGCCAGCGACGGCAGGCTGCATCCCAGCTATAATATCGCCCGCGCTGTGACCGGGCGCTTTAGCTCGAGCGCGCCGAACGCCCAGCAATTTCCCCGCGACCGAGAATTGCTTGGTGACTTCACCAGCGTGCGGCTGTCGTTCATCGCGCCGCCCAAGAAGCACCTAGTGTCGCTGGACTATAGCGGCATCGAGCTGAAGGTGCTGGCGCTTCTGGCAGAGGACGACCAGCTGCTGTACGACTGCGTCCACGGCGACCTGCACAGCGAGGTCGGGTCGTACATGGCGGGCTACAAGATCGACAAGAAGACGCCGGAGGGTTATGAGGTCCGGGCTAAGGCCAAGTGCGTGTCCTTTGGCATCATCTACGGGTCAGGGGCCATGGGCCTGTCGGGGACGCTCCGCACCTCGATCACCCGAGCGCAGGAGCTTATCGACTTCTGGGCTGACCGCTACCCGCAGGCCTTTAACCTACGGAACACGATGATGAACCACGCCCTCGAGGACGGGTTCCTGCCGATGGTCGACGGCGGCACGATATATCTTGGCAAGAAACCACAGTTGCCCAAATGCGCGAACTACCCTGTGCAGCGCGCCGCGCTATCGGTCATGGCTCGCGCCATCATCCGGCACCGGGCGCGGCTCGAGGACGCTGCCGATCGGGGCCAGCACATGGGCACGCGCATGGCTGCGACCATTCACGACGCCTTGATCGACGAGGCTTTCATTGATGACGCACCGGAGGCGCTGCGCTGGATGAAAGACGACATGGTGCAGGGTTACCTCGACATCTTCCCGGGCGCCCCAACCGACAAGCTAGTCGAAGGCGGGATCGGTCCGTCATGGGGTGAACTTGAAGACGAGGAGGTGTAACCCTTGACAGATGCTGATCAGCATCCTATCTCTAGGGCACACACACCACAGGAGAACACCATGCCATTTGATATTGAACTCGCCATCGCCGACCTCGACTTCAAAAGCGGGGACGACCCCAAGCTGGATGTCCTGCGCCTGCGCTACCCAGAGATCGCCTTTGTCTTCGACATGCTCGAGGACAAGTGCGTGGAGACTGACGAGGCTGCCGAGGAACACGGCAAGCACACTGAGGAGCTGGAGCGGGAGTACGAAAGCCGCATTGACGACCTCGAGGCCCGCGTCAACGATCTGCGCCTCGCCTTGTTCCAGATCAAGGAGCTGACGCTCGACGCGGAGATCACCAACCTGATCGAGGAGGTACTATGACTGAAGGCGTCAAGCACGACGAGCACAAGCCGCCCATGCACTTGCTGCCGCCGGAGCTCCTCGAGGGCACGGCGGCGGTGCTAGACTTCGGTGCCCGTAAGTATGGAGCCAGAAACTGGGAGCTGGGGATGGCGTGGCATAGGCCGTTTTCTGCTCTAATGCGCCACATGTGGGCGTGGTGGCGTGGCGAAGACAATGACCCCGAAACCGGTATGCCGCACACATGGCACGCTGCCTGCTGCATCGCCTTTCTGATGGCGTACGAGCAGCGAAAGATCGGTACTGATGACCGACCGAAGGAGAACAGCAATGCCGAGATCTAGGCAAGAGAACCCGGAAAGGCACACCGTGTCTCAGCGCACCTACTACCAGCGTCAGAAGGACAAGGGGCTGGTGCGGCTGTCGGTGTACATCCCTGACAGCGAGCGTGATACGTTCTGGGATGCGGTCGATAAGCTGCGCGCCAAGTGGCACCGGCAGGGGCTGATCGATTAGCGGCAGGCTGCCTGCAACTGCGCCAGCAATGCCTGACCTGCGACCACAGACTGGTTACCCCCGTCAGCCAACAGGGCCCGTGCGAGATTTGCGCGGGCCGTCTGCGTTCCGTCACAGATCGCGTCGCCGCTCCTGATCTGCGTAGTGCTGCAGCCAGTCGCGAGCAGCAGCAGGATCATCGCCATGAACTTCTGCATCGTCGATGTCCTTTCGTGTGTTCTTGTACCCTTCAAGGTCTTGCTCTCTCGCCTGTGCATTGGCGTCTCTGCGTCCTTGAAAGTATACGCCTAAAAGGGTTAAGACGGCGGCCGCAGCCGCCGCCAACCAGAGTTTGATGCGGCCGAAAATCACTTCTTTTTTCCGCCGCCTTTGGGTTTCTTCTTTCCGTACATGATGATCACCTCCTTCAGGTTTTCTTCGCCGTCTGTGCTGACTTCTTAAATGCCTTCGCGGTCGGGGCGCCTTTGCTTCCCGGCTTACGCATTTTCTCGCCTGCCCCAGATGCGATGCGCTTCCGCTTCGCGTGGATGTTGGCGTACAGTCCGGGCTGCTTTGCCATCACTTGTCTCCCTGCGCCCATTTGCGGAGGCGCTTTCGCATAACCCACGCACCGAGCAAGGTCATGACGCTAAAAATTACCAGCGCTGCAATTTGGGCCGTGCCGTCCAGCATCGCCAGCGAGCCGACACCACCGCCGACTGCGGTCACAATCTGCGCGCCACTGGCTTGCACGGTCTGTGACTGCGCCGGTGTCTCGCGTGCCGGACGATCGGCCACGCGGACCATACTGGGTTTGATCGTGCTGGGAGCGCGCCGTACGCCGAGCAGGCGATCGACAGGGTAGCGTTTGACGTTCACTTGATTGGCTTGGTTCCCGCCTAGCACCTCGATACTGACGCCGGCGCGCCGCACAAAGAAGCCGACGTGTCCTTGCCACCCGTCAGGCGTCCCGCGCCAGAACACGACGATGTCGCCCTCCTGTGCGTCCTCGAGCGCGACCTCGTCACCCCAGTCGAGGTAGGATCTGGCGTTGAGCTTGCCTGTGTGCGGCATGCCAGCCCGTTTGAGCATGGCGCCGACAAACGCAGCGCACCACGCGGTCTCATCATCCTTGACCCAGCTGTGCCCGACGTCAGCAAAGTATTTGACGACTTTGGGATTGTGGCCGTCCGCCCACTCCCATGTGCCTTCATCAGCTCGAGCCAGCTCATATGCTTGATTGGTCATGGTACTTTTGCTCCACTGTTTGCTCGGCTCTCGAGCAAGCGATCGAGCTTGGCGTCGAGGGCTTCGAGGCGGTTCATGACCCGATTGATGTCAGCGTGCACTTCACCCTTGGTGACATATTCTTTGGCGATTTCTTCTCGGGTCTTATTCAACAGGATAGAGACGCGCTTCAGTTCGTCGACATAGCTCCGCAGCACCCAGCCCATGAGCCCGAAGCCTACCGTAAGGATGCCATTCCAAACCAAATCTGTCTCCATTACTTTGATCCCTTGTATCCTGACGCATAGGCCGCCCGGGCCTGCTGCTCTGCCTGCTCCTTTGTAGGGTAGATCTTACCACCCTTGCCCCACTGATAGCCGCCTTTGACCTTACGCACCGGCATTATTCATACCGCCATTTGGTGTACCCATAGAGGCCGACGTCTGCTGTGCCAGACCAGCTGCCGCCAGCTGTGACACCGACCCTGTAATGACAGCTTGCAGGCTCAAAGCCGACTTCTTCTGTGGGGCTGGTAAAGGTATCGACGTCCAGCCATGTGTTTCCCTCGTCGAAGGATCTCTGTACGGTCACGGTTCCAGTGAACGAGCCAGAGATCGTTAGGGATAAGTCGCCAATCACTGGTATTGCAGGGGTGAATTGATCCGCCCCTGTCAGCTCAGCTGTTGTGTTGACTGCTACCATCTGGTTGAGCTCCTAAAGCTGCAGCTGCGCGACGTTGAGAATAGCAGAATGACCTGCGGGTGAGAAGGCCGTTGCCGGGATGGCGTCGAGCGACAGGTCGACATCGTCGACTGCCCACATAATTTCGATGTAATCCGAGGCCTCAAGAGAGGCCGTGAACTGCTCATGCAAGACCAGCGATCCGCTGTTGACGCGGTTGGTCACGCGGGCGGCGCTGTTTGCCACATCGGTACCGTTTTTTCTGAGCCACACCCACGCATCTTTTTGGCTGGAAGAGCCAGAGGTAAACTGTAGGGACACGCTGATCTGATAGAAGCCTGACTCCGCCACCACGATGCGCGATGTCGGCGTGCCGATCGACACGCCATTGGCGATGGACGTGCCATCAAAGGCGACACTATAGGCGGTGTTGATGGCAGCTGCGGTCTGGTCGATGTCGCTGTAGAAGGTGCCGTAGCGCAGACCCATGGGGATCGTGGGGCGCACGAGGATGACGCCGTCGGTGGCGTCGACCGTGCGTACGGCAGCCACGACGATGACTGCATCCGGGGCGGTGGGCCGCACGTTGGTCAGGCCGCCGGAGGTGCTGGGGCTGGCGTACAGGATGTCGCCCTGTTGCCAACTTTCGGCCCCACCCGTGGTGTCGATATCTGCGACCTCGCCCCACGTCGTGACTTTGCCCTCTTCGCCGTCATCCAGCGCCTGCGTCGTG